ATAATACCTAGATTATATTTCCCTATTTGCATTGCGAATTCATCCTTAAATTCTGCATACTCTAAGATATCAGAAGTTCTAATTGAAATACATTCTGCTAAGGTTTTTGTAATATATAGACTGGCGTTTAAGATATGCCTTGTAGCTACATTAGAATTTAATGCCGCTAGCTTCTGCACACCAACTAAAGAATTAGGATCAGGACTCGATCCATCTCTAGCCTCATTTAAGCCTGTTACAGACCTGATCATATCTAAGTAATGATTATAGTTACCTATAAGCATTTGCATCTTACTAGCACCACTATTAGACGTTAATTGAGTAATAGGAACTCTTGCATTATTGAATTCCCCATCCTGGGTATAACTTCTTCCGATCACACTACCTGTCTGGAAATATAATCTTAGTGCATCCTCTGGATTATAAGCAGCACCTGTACCTAAGTCTACCTCATTTAATCCATCAGCATCTATAAATACACCATCTGGAACTACACGAGAAACAACCTGCTGAATCTTTAAGTGTGTCATTTGAATTAAATCCGCAAATGGAATCATTCTTCTAACCAAAGACTCTAATGATCCTTTGTATATTTTAGGCGCACACCCTATATAATTTGGCATCGCATACTGGCTTGCTGACTTTGGTCTAACCATATTCTCCCCCAATTTCCATTGAAGTACAATATTAGTACCCATTACCATTACTCCATCATACCAAACATCTATAGTTTTTTCTACCTTTTCAAAATTTCCTTCTTCCATCATTTCTGGTGGAGGATTAAATTGATCGTCTTTTTCTACAACCTTAAATGTTCCATCAGACATCTTCTTTTTCTTGTAAACAAAAGAATGAGTAGTCTTATAATTAAAATATAATAATGTTGCCGTATCTCTGGAGAACATACTATTATTGTAAGCTTGCGCTCCATCATAGTAATCATACCAAGACTGGCTAGATTTAGATATCTCTGTTAGATCCTCATTTGTTAGTGTTGGATCTATTTTAATAAGTTCTGTAATTGGTACTGTCTTTATTTCTCCCCAGTAAAAACAATCCTTTAAGTAAGGATCTTCTGTGTAACTATACACCACATTAGCAGGATCAACATACTCAATCTTTACTCCTTCACCAGGTAAGAACATATGTTTTCCAATACCTATCCCTAAAGTAGTAATATCATAGTCAACTCTTTTACGAGTGTCATTATAATGGTTTTCAGAGAATACAGTATCAATAGCTTCTTCTTCAGCTATTTCTATTGCTGGTTTATATTTCATTTGCATGAATAACTCTAGCTCTTGATCATTTTCTGGTAGCTCTGACTCCTCAGTTTGGAATACATTAACGCCAAAATCTTTTTCTATTTGTTGAAGTAATGGCTTGGCGATCATATCACCTTCTATCATCTCCTGAAATTGATTTCTTTTTTCAGCAGAAAGTGCATCTTGAGCTGTAGCCTTTACTTTAAAAAGTCTATCGTTCATTCCGTTAACCACAATATCCACAAACTTTGGTATAATAGGAACTGGTGTCCAATCTAAATTTAAATAAGACAAGTCTCCATCGACAGAAATTTCATTTTTATATTTACCTATAGACTGCTCTCCACGAGCATACAGCCTTAATTTATTAAACTCTGCCCACTGAGAGTAAAACCTACAAGATCCTCCATCCCTTCTAAACCATTCGTACTGTATTGCTTGCCCTATTTGCAACCCATATTCCATAGTATCCTTAACGGAATCGGAAGCAAACTGGTCTGGAAACGCAGCTGAGTTAACCTGTATTTTTACGTCTTTCATTTATTTAAGTAATTGACTAACTGTGTTCTTGTTATTATATCTTGCAAAGTTAACGATTATTTTCGATTTTTCTTGAGTAGGTGTATACAGGTGTTTCTGATTAGCCATGATCGCTAACCCTGAACTAATAGACGCATCAAACTTGGTTCGATTATTTATATCAAACTTTGCCCAATCCTCTAAAGTTTTTTGAAAATACATTATACCCATATCATCGCTATCCCTATAATTACCAACCAAATCTAAACCCACATGTTTTTCTATGTACGACTCTATTGCCGAAGCATGTGACTGCTTTACATCCTCGCTTGAGTTAGGTATTCCCCCTAATTCTCTTTCTGTCTTAGACAGTTTGTTAAAAGTTTTATCAGGGCGATTAATACTATACCCTCGATAACCCCTATTCTTTAAGTGATATAATAACCTTGGTTTATTATTCTCACATAAAATAGGCATTCCATAAAATACACAAGCCATCAGAACTTCTTCAAAAAATATCTCTGCCGTTTGAGGACGTGCTATGTACTCTAAGAAAAATTCATTACTTGGAGCATTATCCATATTAAACTTAGTGAGTCCATGTAGAGAACCATTAGATCCTTTACCTACAACTACACCTGATATATCATATGAATCACATCCAAATGAACCAACGTGTTCGTTGCCCGGATACTTCTTTCCGTTTTTTATAATAACATTATTCTGTAATGTTTTTTCTGGTAACCAAGTTACGAAAAATCTTCCTCTTTTATCAGGCGTCCATATAACCCTAGTATCTTTAATTCCATTATGCCAAGAAAAAGAACCCTGAGTCATGTGATGCTTCATTATCAGTGAGTCATTGTAATCAATCTGATGATATATTTTTGTAAGATTAAAGAGAGACTGCTTACTTTCATCTCTAAATGCATGAGACTCAGTTCTTGGGAACTGTCTGTAAAATTCATTTAATGCGTCTGGATCACTAGCTAATGAATCTACTTCATTTTGCCAGTAGTCAATAGCACCCTGAGTAATCATCTCCCCATCAATCCCCATCAAAGGTTTTTTAGGAGTATTAAAAACAGGCATACCATAAAGATCAATAAAACCCTCCATATTCCACTCCATAGGGATGAAAAGTGAATATAACCCGCTTTTAGTTTGACCATTTGAGTTACGCTTTGTACAATCTGAGTCGTAGTATAGCTTCTTGAAGTTAGCACCACCTTTATCTAAAGCATTTGATGTTGATCCCATCATACACTTACCAATGATCTTACTACCTAAACGTAAACAAGTTTTGGTAATTCCCCAGTTTTTAATTATATTATTAGGCTTCTCCCATTTACCACTCTCGTCATGTACTAATAACTTTAATTTTTCACCATCATAAGAGTTATCACCTGTATTCTTCCAGTCAATAGTAGTATCCAGTCCTTCAACTAGATTTACCTCTTCCTCATACATGTTTTTCTTTGTAATCTTAGATGCTGGAACTCTAAATGCTAATTCTGTTTTAGGTTTATCCATACCATCCTGGATAGGTTTGAAGAAAAAAGGATAATTATTTGATATAGGAACTACCTTGTCGGTAAACATCTTCTTAGCATCAGCTCCTGTTTTAGATAGTATTCCTATCCTTGCATCTTTTGTGATTGTACCAATATTAGCACACTCCTCACTTCCCATATAAGAGAACCCAGAACGTCTAATTTTAAGGTAGCTATTTCCAAAACTTCTTTTATCAGCTTTACAGGCCTCCCAGTGAATATAGAATATTCTATTAGCCTCCCTAAAGTCCGGAAGCCCGACATCTATCTTAGTGTGCTGTACATACATCCAATGAGAGCCTGTCATATAAGTAGGAGTCCCATTATTCATAAACCAGTAGCCTTGCTCCCTATAATCAAACTGACTCTCTATATAGTCAATCCATTGATTTTTAAAGCTTGATGGGGCATTATGCCATTGGAATATAGACTTTATTCTATGTAGCTGCTTAGGAACTTCTTGAGCCTCCCAGTGCTGTTTTTCTTTTTTTTCTGATCTTTTAAATATTTTTTTTGGAACTTTAGGAAGAGCAATACTAAGTCCTTGCACATTTATTATCTGACCAATTTCTCCAGTCTTAGATATGACAACAAAGTTATATTTTTCATTGTATCCGTACTGCCAGGTTTTAGCTTTGTTTTTAGAGGCTAAAACATTGTTTGGAACTAATTTTACAAGTTCTGTATATATTTTATTTTGATCTTGATTCAGCAAATCCTTTTGGTGTATTATCTGTTTTCTTGTCTATACCTTCTATTAAGTCTTTCTCCTCTTCTATTCTCTTTAGTATCTCAAAGGCATCAAATATAGCTAGCTTTTTTGTGGCTGCTGCATTCTTTAGTTTGTCCGCTGCTAATTCATCATCTTCTCCGTACTTTATAATCTGCTCCTCAGCAACCTTTATAAGCTGCATAACAGCCTTTTCCCCTGCCTTTATTATCTGTAACTTAATATTATTTACATCCATTTTATTGAAACTTATAAAACATTACAAAAACTTTCCTGCCTTCTTCCCATCCTTTATTGGGGAACTTACTATGAAAATGATTCGCAGGATAAGAAAGTAGTCTATTTGGCTCGTAACCAACAACAGATTTTAAAGACCATTTATCTAAATCATTTGCATCAATATTTATAGTACTATCATACTGATCATCTGTAATCCCTAAAGGAAGATCCTTACCATACATATTATGTTCCCAAAAAGCAGTCCCATGTAGGTCTGTTCGCTCTTTAGGAGACAGGTAAAGAACTATTGCGCGATCCGGACGTTCTCCGTTCACATTTAAATCTGAGTGGATCCTCCAGCTTGTATCAAGCTTATCTGTAGCCACTCTAAAAAAAGCTAAAACATTGGTTAGTTTACGTTGCTCAATTTTCTCTAACTTTGAAAGCATGTACTCATTGAAATCATCATTTGATTCTTGAGTATAAAAAAATGCATTACCAACGTCCGTCTCCAAAAATTCATTGGAGTTCACATGATCATTAACTACATCAAAGAAATCTTTATCTAAAAAATCATCTTTTATATATATCATAGTACTACCGTTATATTATCAGTAAACATTCTATAAAGCATCTCGTCATCAACCATAAACTCATACTCAGACTCTGGCTGATATAAAACCACATCACCAACCTTAACTCCTTTATCTAGTAACTGCTGGTTTATATACTTTACAGTACCTGTTAACGGCTCGTACTTACAATTCTTTTTAATATAGGAGTCTTTTACCTCTAAAGGCTTAATGAAACAATACTTATCGTAACCAGTCCATCCATTACTATTTTTATACATATAAAACTGGTCTACATCTACAAAAAATAAGTCATCTTTAAAGAAGCTTTTACCACTCTTTCTATTACCATACATGTCATTATAAAACTTAAAAACATTATGATGAACCAAGAGAGTATCCCCTTCTTTTATTGGTCCTGTATAATTTATTGGGGTAGCTACAACTGTAGCGAAACGATTAGAAGACTTGTGATCTTCTTCTGAGGTGCTTGTGAGAAACTCCTTTTCTCCGTATTTTTTTATATTGTCATATCGCCTACCCTTTTCTGGGTGAACAATAAAACTATAAGGTGACTGCATTTGATTTTATTTAGTTTTTTCTAAAGTATTTTCAGTCTTTGAAACAGACCTATTCTCTCCTATAACATAACCCTCTTTATCTTTAAAGGAATCGTAAAGGACATCCTTCCAGTCTTTTAAAACTTCTTTCATTTAAAAATTTATGTTATATTCTAAGGATATAGGAAGTGTAGATCTAAACTCCTTCCATAGTAAAATCTCACCTTCTTTTATAATCCAAATCTTATAAGAGTCTGACTCATAAAGAATATGTAGTATCATATAAGATCCACCAAGAACATTTTGTCCTACAATATAATGCATTGCACCTGACTTATAATCTGCTCCTATAGAAATTTTTCTTATATCCATTTATTTATTTATATAGGATACTGTCTTACCTCAACCCAAACAGACTCTGATCCAAAGTCTTTTGCAGCTCCTACTCCCGTAGTAGAAAGATCGTAATTTAATATTTTCATCTGAGTAGATGTTTTTACATTAACTACAGTACTTTCTGTATATACGCCTGCGCCTGCGCCATTTGGAGATTCCGTAACATTTGGATTACTTACAAATGCCATAACATATGACCCACTTAAAGTGACAGAAGTATTTGTAGCGATATAGTTTCCAACACCTATTCTAGAAAAAGTCCATGTACCACCAAAATTATTAACCCATGCACTTCCAGTCAAGGAAACACCTGTAAGAGATAATTTAAATACAGCAATAACAGGACTACCTTGATTAGTCCCATAATTAGGAATATTTAAAACTCCGGAACTTAGTGTAGCATCCCCTGAAGATCCAGTTGCGGTTAATGTATTAGAGGTACTTACCCATGGCACATTAACAACCATCTGCTTATCAGAATTCTGCTGTACTCCATATGTTCTACCAGTTACATCTGTAACTGCTGAAAAGACTTTTGACTGTTCCGTATCCGTTACTAGTTTTGAGCCACCAATAGTAGTAGATGTAGCCGGAGCTACACTACTACTCTCTAAAAAAGTTTGCAACGTCCCGATTGTACAGGTCTTTGTCATTAAAGTATTCTCCTTATCAGTAATGATTATATAATCATTTATATCAAGGTTTATAATGTTAGGATATGCTGCGGTGTTGCTTATTTTTGCCATAATATTTTATTCTACTATTTCTGCTTCTTCTGGCTCAGGATCTTTAACCTCTCCAGTCTGTAAATTAATTACTGAATTCTCTCCAAATTCTTTCATTAAAACCTGCTCTTGTTCACTAAACTTTTTTTGAATTTCAGACAATGCATTAATTAAACCTGATTTTTTAATTTCACAGTCAGCTATTTCTATTTTAGCTTGGTTAAAATCATTTTGTAATCCTTGTAATAACTCTAACTGTTCCTTACTTAATTGTTTTGACATTTGATTATATTTAATTATTAATAATATACAAAGATATGAAAAATATATTTATAAATCTTATTCTCCTCCAACAGTTAACGTTATTGTTGTAGGGTTTATAAGTAGATCTATACTAGTAGCTATATTAGCCTCTATAGAAGTAACTTGCTCTTCACCCATTGCTGCTTGAGTCCATATAACAACTTGTTCATTTGTAACCTCGTCAAAAGGTATGAAGTCTGTGATGTCATCTGTATCTAATACTTGTGTACCTATATTCGTCGCTGAATAAGGATTTCCTTCGGGATCCACTTCATCTGAAGTTCCTGTTACTATCCAATGTACATTATATACAACATCCGCATCACCTGCTTCTTCGATGTAACAATCTACTGTTTTGCAATTCCAATCATAATTTACCATAGTTTCTATTTATTTATTTATTAATTAATTTATTTTTACCAAGTAGAACTTGTATAAAGAGCAGTCCAAACATAAGTACTAGCACCGGTTTGTACACACATTTCAACTGTCGATTGTGTTCTTCCTACTTGAGGAACAAAAGTGCGATATCTTAATGATCCGACAAGAGATCCGCTCGCTGTTGCCGATATATTACCCGTTTGAATAACCGAGTTTTGTAATCTTAAGCGTTTTTCATTCGCAACAGATGTTACAAAAGCAAAATCAGATTGGGATGTTATAGCGTTAGGACCTGATCCGTAAGCAACTCGAGTATCAGCGGCAGTACCCCCAATTGTTCCTCCACTAGCTGGCGTTATCCAGTCTGTACCTGTTCCTGTAGAACTTAATACCTGACCTGATGTACCCGCTGAGTTATTTGTGTCATAGTATGCACCTGTTACTCTTATATTACCTGTTACGTGAAGCTTTTGAGATGGTCCTGTGTTGCCGATACCTACGTTACCATTATCATCAACACGCATCTTTTCGGATGCGTCAACTTTAAATACTATAGCTGAATTAGCAGCTGCATTA